AGGCCATCGATGAGTAAGGTAACGATCGAGCTCAATTCCGCCGGTGTCCGCGAGCTTCTGCAAAGCGCGGCCATCAGGGCAGCCGTCATGGAGGCGGCTGCCGGAGTCTGCGCCAGAGCCGGAGACGGATACACGGTCGAGGCGTACACGACAGCGCAGCGAGCGGCTGCGCGAGTGAAGGCCGAGGCCGACGCCGCCAAAAGAGAAAACCGAGAGAACAACACGCTGCTCCGGGCGCTCGGCTGATGTGTCCAATTCGGACACAGGAGAAGAATATGATCATCGAACAAAGGGTCCGGGACTATCTGGCCGCCAATACCGGAAAAACGGTCGTTCTGGAATACCCGGAGAGGCCGGAGGCTTCGTTCATTCTTGCGGCACGCACCGGCGGCGGCGGCGAATTCGTACGGCGGGCAACCTTCGCTATACAGAGCTATGCCGCCGCGCTGGCGGACGCCGCGGAGCTGAACGAGACCGTGAAGAAGGTCATGAGCCGCTTTGCCGCGGAAACGAACATTTCCGCCTGCCGGCTGAACAGCGACTACGAGTTTACGGACACGAGCAAAAAGCGCTACCGCTATCAGGCGGTATATGAAATCTACTATATGGAGGATTAACTATGGCTGCACCTGCAAAAAACGCCGTTTCCACCGGGAAGCCCAAGGTTGCCGGATCGGTCTATATCGGCTCGGCGGCTGCCGCAGC